AGGCATGATCTCTAAGTTAAGTATAGCAAACATTATTTCATCTTTAGTATCTGTATCTACTTTGTCGCCTATAACATTATCTATGTAACGATCTACTGTTTCAGGCCAGGCTTCTCTGCCCTTGCCATCAAAGTATTTAGCGTACCTTGATGTGTGAATAAATGCTTGGTAGTCTGTTGGTAAGTAGTTGTTCATCTGTTGTCTCCTGATCCTTTTAGTGTTCCTCTTTTTTCCCTATCATCTAACTTAGCTACATTCTTTTCCATGACAATAGCTAAATTCTCTCCAAAATAGTTAGCTAGTGCAGTTACATAAAATAAAACGTCACCCAGTTCCTTAACTATTTCTTCTGAAGAAACCTTGTTTTTATCCCTGATTTTTTTCTTTATCTTTTCTGCTACTTCTCCTGCTTCTCCTATAAGACCAAGTGTGTTCTCTACAAGTCTATCATCACCTGATGTTATAATTTTCTTTTCAACCCAGTCTGTGTAGTCTGCAAGAACTGTACTATTCTCTGGTTTATTTAAATCAAATTGATCAAAGTATCCCATGTCTTCTAAGTCTTTACCTGTAATCATTTCTTTTCCTTTACTTCTATTTCAATCATTTCAACATCATCTATATCGTAGATGGTATCTGATACAACTTGTTCAAGTCCTATAGCAGCACCATTCTTATCTGAGGCTATAAAGTTAGCGTCAGGATCTAGCTTTAATAGCATTGTTATTTCAAACAACACAGGAACCTCCAAGTTATAATAATATATTTAATTCCGTCAAGATTATTCTTCAAGCCAGTCATCAGGAATTAACTTATCAGCATATTTAAATCCATGACGTTTACACCAGTCAGCATAACAAGACTTAGCACCCTTGTACAACTTGATCCTACTGTTCTGAAATACAAACCTCAAGTCTAACTTAGGATATTGTTTTCGTATCTCTACATGTTTGCGTCTGTCGGTAGATACAAAACGTCCTTTGGTTTCTATAACAATACCATTCTCTAGAATAAAGTCAGGTGTGTAGTGTCGAGTCCTAACATCTAACCACTCTATACGTTCTTTCTCGTAGGTAAAGTTGATACCTTTTTCTTTTAGATACTTAGCAGTATCATCCTCAAAACCAGAACGATACCCTGCCTTGAGTGCTGCTGCACTAAATCTTTTCTTGTTCTTTTTCATGTATCTCAAAGTGACAGTTAGAACAAACTAAAACACAGTTACGTATTTCTTCTTTTAAAGACTTACGAGAGTATCCAAACATATTACTTATTCCATTAACCTTGGGGCCAATATGATGAAAGTGTAAACCCATCAAAGATTTTTTGTAGCCGCACACAGAACATCCATAAATTCTTTTAACTCTTTTAACAAACTGTCTGTTTGAATCAGAGTTTCTTTTCTTTTGACTAGCCTTGTCAGCTAATTGTTTTCTCCAAGACTCTTTACTAGACCAGTGTTCATAAACCCTGGACTCTTCTCCAGTATCTTTATTTATCCGCACATAATAGTGTTTAAAAACAAAACCATCTTCTCTTACATCTCTTTGTCTAAAAGGTAAGTTAAGAGACTCTACTTCAGAAAGCCTAAGAACTCTCATAGTTCTGTTACGTTTCTTGTAGGACATAAAGTTTATTATAACCACTCAGGTTTTTCAATAACAGTGTAGTCACCCCAACCTGTACTGTAATCAGAATCCTTTTCTGCTTTTGCAATAACAGCTAAAGTTTTATGTAGTTGCTTCATACCCCAGTGCATAACTTCTGGACTCATCACATGTACGTGTGAAAGAAATGGTGCAGTTTTTTCACAGGCAATAAAAGAAAAATTATCTACATCATAACCTGCAAGTTTACATGTGTAAACATAATGAGCACCTTGTAAAAGGTATCCATACTTCAAGCACTCTTTTAAGAAACCTTTTGGACTAGCATCTTGTGTTGTCTTTACATCGTAGACTGTACCTTCTTTTTCTATCAGCAAGTCTGGTCTAGTTTTTAAAGTTAATCCTGAGATAGGATCTTCTGCAAAGATACTGATCTCGTTTAATCTATCAGGGTGATTTAAGTACGATGCACATAAAGGATTGTTTAGAGCACCCCTGGTTATACAGTTGGCTACGTTAAACTCTACCTCAGTGAGCAGGATCTGATCCTCCCCAAGGTTGGCTTGCATCTCTTTAAATATTGCACTGGATTTAGTCTTTGGTCCTTTGACTACCAGGTTACGTTCTTTCTCTAACAAGTTGGCATGTACTGCACTACCCATAGCAAAGGCTGCATTATTAGAGTTACGCTTCTCACCCTTCCAATGTGCTAGTGATTTCTTATATACAGCTTTAACTGCACTGGAAGATATACCATCTCTAGAGTGATACTCTTCGTTAGACATATCTGTTATGATTTCTTTTTTGTAGTCCATGTATCTCTCTCTATTATAAAGTAGCCCCCACCTAAAAATGAACAAAAAAGATGGGGGCTTATTCTTCTAGGGTAAAAGGAACAAAACCTAGAAGGGTACTGAGTCCTGTGGTTCCTGGGAGGAGGAAGACTTACCACCAGAACTCTTGGAATGATCCTGAAACATTGAAGAAGGGGTTTGAGAGGAACCACCTTCAGATTCGTAGACCACATGATCAAGGACTTGAAGCCCCATGAGTCGTGTACCTACAAGACCTTTCTTTGTACGATACACCTCAACCTTTACGATGCCTTTACTTCCGTTACCGATAAGACCTTTATCCTCTAGATCCCAAGCCTTACCTGCAATGTCAGCTACGACAGGTTCACCACCCATCCAATCTTCAGCACCAGTATGAGGACGAGATACAGTGAGCCTATGCCCATCATCTACTTCCTCTATTTTCTTTTGACATCCTGCTTTCTTTAAAGCATCTGCTGTCTTCTTATCAGTGGTTACTGTAACCTTATACTCTCCGTTAGTATCCACGTTCCATTCGGCTTGATCTCTATTGGACTCAAATACTTTTGCCCATTCGATTGTACCCTTAATATCTATTTGTGTTGATGGCATACTGCCCTCCTTTTCTTTTACTGTTGTTACATCTAATATTTTTTACTTTAGTTGTCAATGGGTCTCAGCCCAATTTTTTCCTATGTCATATGATCCAGGTGTAGGTATTTTAAAACCTAGTTCTTCCCCAGTTTCTAACATGCAGTCTGCTTGTATTTGTCCTAACCTTTTAGCTTCCTCCTCTGTCCCTGTTACTTCTACTTGGTATTCATCATGGATGAACCCAACCATTTTAAACCTTATCCCTTCCTGTCTAGCTTTGTCGTGCCACTTGAGTAGACTGTGCTTCATCAAGCAAGCCTCACCATTTTGTAGTATACCTGCCAGTGTTTTGTGTGCGTTGGGTACTGGAACTCTACGTCCATCATACCCAGTAAAGTATCCCTGCTCTGCTATGTAAGGCACGAGTTGGTTCTTTAGATTATATAAACCATCAATACTCATCTCGAAACGAGTACGTGCCTCCTGTGCTTCCTTCATGTTGACCTTAAGTATCTGACCAGTCTTTGCTACACCTGCACCCAATAACCAAGCATAAATAAAAGTCTTAGCCATATCCCTCGTACCATTTGGTACGTCCAAAGCTTTCTTGTTGACGTTGTGTATGTCTGTCTCGTCTTCTTTCTTTCCCTTCATGATGGCTTGTGCATACTGATCAGCATCAAAGTGTCTCCAAAGATAGTCAGCTAACACACGTAACTGAATACCGTCTGCGTCTGTACCAACTAACCAAGAGTCAGAAGGAACTGTCCAACAAGAACGTAGATGTACATCAAATTGTTTCTTTACTTCATCAACTGCTGACTTAGGTTGACCATGAAACGGAGAGGATATGTTAGCAGTGTTAGGATCTTTGTGAGCACAGCGTCCAGTCCATGCCCCGATGTTGTTTATCCTACCATGAATCCTTAAATCGTCACCACACTGCCCTAGCCACTCCACCAGTGAGCTTCTACGTCCTTCGAGTGTCAACCACTGGGCTAGAGCTTTCGCTCCTGTGGGTGCTGTCTCAGGAAGTGTACTAAGATTTGCCTCTGATACAGTGAAACCGTACCTGTCTAAGTCTTTCTTCTTTTGATTGTAGAAATCCTTGTCCATAGAGGCTACTGACTTACCATATGGATCACCTATTCTCTTTCGAGAGAAGTTAATAGCAGTCTTGGTTTTATCTACTGGCTTCCATCCTGCATCCCAGAGAACATCTATCCTGTCCTTTGAAGATCCTGGATTAAACTCTATCCAGTCGAGACACACTAAGTCATCACCCTCTATGTTTGTAATGGCATACTTTTCTTTAGCCCTAACAACTGTAGCCATCTCATCACCATCCTTCTTGAGTCGATACTTAACACGATTGACCTCAGTAAGTTTGGGTGGGAAGTCTACCTGGAACTGCTCCTCTAGTGTACTCATCTTTGTCTTGACTGAGTTGAGAAGAAACTCTGCCTTTGGTTTATCAAAGAAGAAACCGTAGTACTGTGTGCGAACCAACTCTATTTGAACATCATGCTCAGTCCTTAAAGACTTACGCCAATCAGGACTCCAAATAATATTGTTGAAGTGATCATACAAAGATTCTGTAACCTCGATGTCTTGATACCAGTAGTCAACCATTTCGATACTGAACTTATCGAACTCATGAAAATCTCCTTTATGTTTGTTGAGCCTTATACCCCAAGCCTGTAGACTGTGAGGAAACTTAGCACCCTTTGGTGTTTCTATGTCGTAGTTTACTAACCTACTAATAAGTAAAGTATCTACAATCTTTCTTGGATCTATCAGTCTGGGTTTAAGTAGTTTGTTTAACATGGGTGCATCGAACTGTACAAAGTTGTGACCAACTATTAGATCTGCTGACTCGTACCACTTGATAGCCTCACGTCTAGCAACCTCATCCTCGTGACAGTTATCAAACCTTACTATCTCACCAGTAGTAATATCTTTACCACCACAGATCCAGAGTTTATCACTGTCAGTAAGACCGTTTGTTTCTATGTCGCTGATGACAATCTTCATACGTTGAATACTACCTCTTCAAGAACAGTTGTCTCAGGATCGTAGAAGACTGAACCTGCATTCCCTAGCTTGGCAAAGGGTCTGTTCTTATCAACAATAAAGTGAGTTGTATTTCTCTCAACATCATCCTCTGATTCAGTATCTCTGTTAAGTTTTATACAGACGATAGCTTCTTCTTCCAGAGAGGCTGCATACTTGGTGCGTCCATCATCATTGACCTGTGATATAAATACCACACCTATGTTTAATTCTTTGGCAAGCTGCGCCATTCGTGAACCAAGGGTTGTCAACGTACTGGTAGCCGCATCAACACCAGAGTTAGATAGGTAGGCTAGACGCTGAACGTGATCTATAAAGATGTACTCTGCACCATAGACTGTGGCTGCAAGCCTAACATAGTCCAGGAGTTGCATTGGATCATCATGACTACGCATCTCAAAGATAACTGTGTTCTCACCACCTGCCATCTTCTGTGCTGCTTTAATTACTTGATCCTCACTGAACCCTGTAGAGACTGCATCCTCTTTGGTTCTGACATTCCATCCTAGTTCGTAGGTTGCCATAGCCCTATAGGTTGTAGACTTCATCTCTTCCATGTGCAGTAGAGCAAGACGTGTGTTCTGTTTGAGTAGTCCTACCTCAAAGTATCTGACTAGCTCAGTCTTACCCTGACCTCTGAGTGCTTTGATAAATGTAAGTCCACCCTTCACCAGTCCTCTGATCTTATCATCAATACCAGTGTGTCCTGTAGGTACATACTCGTAAGGGTTTTCTGTGGTGATAGCTTTCTCTACCTCCAGGTCTCCAACAAAGAAGTTGTCTGGTGCAAATCTCTGTGGCTTGAGTGCTGCCCACTTTAGATCTGACTCATCACCCTCCATGAGAAACTCGTTAGCATCCTTGTGCTTGGACATAGGTACGTAGTAAAACTTCTCAGGCATAATGCTGTAAAGTTTCTGTGCTGCACCCTGACCTGCGGTGTCTAGTTCACCTGCGTAGACCACCATCTCAAAAGCGTTGAGGTAGTCAAAGTTATCCTTGATAAACTTATCTGATAGGGCTGCACTTGGTAGTGACTTTACAGGATAAGATTTACCCAACACCTGATACAGACTAGCCGCATCAAACTCACCCTCAGTAATGTATATACGCTTACTAGATCCTGCGTTAAAGTCAGGACCAAATAGTTCTGTCAGAGATCCACGTTCCTTTGTCCAGAACTTCTTCTCGTGGTAGCCACGATACTTTACGTTATCTTTGTACTTGAAAGCATAGCGTACAGGATCACCACCCTCACCTATTTGTAACTGAATGTTGTAGAGTTTAGCTACGTCCTCATCTAGTCCACGAATACCTTCATGCCTACCCGAAATAATCTTTACGTTTCGTAAGTCTACCTTGGGTGGAGGTGGTGGATAAGTTGACTCTGCCCAGTCAAACTTTTTTGCTGAGTTTGGATACCCTTTATTACAAGAGTGACACTTACCTACTTTAGTTACTAGATTGTAGCTGAAAGCATCTGAACTTGCACAGTCCTCGAAAGGACATGGTTGATGTGTAATCTCATTGTTGCTGTTCACTGCTGCTGTCATTTTGTTGTTCCTTTTCTTTTGCTCTTTGACGTTCTTCCTTGGTCATTGGTCTTATCTCTTTCGAGATTCCCTTCCTCCTGTCAATGTACCACTCTTTAGGTTCGTTCATATCTTTACCACATCGGATTCATTAGGTCAAATCTTTCGTACCAGTCAGCCCCTTCCAAGGCTAACCACATCAGTACAGGCACACCCAGTATGAGAAACATACAGGTAACAAAAGCCCATCCCAATCCTTTTGTTGTACAGTAATGTTCACTCGTATTACTAATGCAGTTTTTTGTCATCATCTTCTTCCCTTGGATAGTATACTAAAACATATGAATCACATTCAGGACAACTAAGATTAGTCACTATACTGTATTCCCCAAAGAGATATGTTTCATCCTCTTCAATGTCGTGATCACCACCCCAAATTAACTTGGTATCACAGTGCCAACAGTTCATGCATAATCCTTCCTGGCTTTAGGAGGAAAGCTATCTCTGTTCCATCCTTTGTTTACTTGTTCAGTTGCCCAGGCATAGGTGATCTTCCAATACCTTGCTGCCTCTGCCATATTGCTGAAGTCTTTACCATAGAGTCTACACTTTCTACCCTTCTGTTTAAAGGTAGGCTCGTACCTGATACGGACATGGGTAGGTACTTCTTTTGGCTGCATTACTTTTCTCCTATGTTCTTTGGTGCGTACACTGCACCGTTGTATTGGCTACCAGTCTCAGTGTCTGCACCAAAGTTACACCACGCTAGGATAATCAGGATCGTCATGATCCAGTAGAATGAAACCTTCACCCACTTGATAAATCCCTCGAATGTTTTCTTTGCTTCTACCTCTGCTGATTCACTTGGTGTCATTGTTGTACCTCTACTTCTAGACAAGCCACTGTCTCTGACTTGTGCGTTACCATCTTAGCTGCTTTGCTTAGTTGTATCTGACACTCTTCAAGTGTGGCGTAGTTACCTAACTGGTAGTGCTCGACTGTCTGTGTGCTGAACAGTTGCATCCATACTAATACATACATCATTTTTCTATCTCCTTTTTAAAACATTGGATACCAGAGTTCTCCTCTGTCTCTATATCCTTTTACTTCGTTCAACAAAATCTTTAGCTTGTCTGCTTTGTACTGCTCACCATCCCACTCAAGATCATCAATATCTTTCTGTAAATCTTTGAGATAGGATTCAACAGCAACTACCTTTTCATCCTCATATTTTAAATGTCTCATTAGTGATAAGTCCTTATTTCTTTTTTTGCTACCCAATTTCTAAACTGTTCTGGAGTGATACCTTTCTCGTGCATGAACCACTGCATATCTAGTATAACTTCCAACAAGGTATTATTCTGATCAAGTATAGTTTCAACCATATCCTTATCTTTATTTTTAAGTTTTGAAAGAAGACTATTTATTTCTTCAACAGCCAAGTATTCAACCTCACTAAAATCTTCATCGTCATCATCGTTATCCATACTGTTAGTTCCTTTCTTTAAGTTATACCTAAAGTATTATTTCTTATATAAGAATAATAAATATTAGTATACTTTAGGTATAACTCTTAGTTATTAGTTGGCAACTGTTGTTTTTATTTCAAGTGGGGCAAGTTGTCTCACCACCACAAAAGAAACAGAAAACCTAACCAAGCTACGTTGACAAGTATGGCTACTACTTCGTGTGTCTCTAACATAATTACCTACTAGCAGTTGATGTACTGGTGTGTGTTCATAGTGTAGCTTACACCCATCTCGTAGTCAGGGCTGCTACCATACAACTCTGTCAAGGCATCTACTACAACCCTTACGTTGGTGTAAAATCTACCTGATGTATCTTGGTAGTCATCAAAGTCGTTGTTCACAGGTATCACTGCTGCTACTTCTTTCCAGTGTTTATACTTACGTTTATTTACATCCTCTTCTTTTGGATTCAAACATTTAACGTGTCTCTCGTACACGTATATTACTGCATCATGGTAGTCACCTACTTTAATTTTATATGTTTTATCTTCTATCATTTTAGTTCTCCTTTTTTATCTTTGTGTCCAAGGTCTATTACCTAGTTTGTTTTCTTCTACCCAAGTAATGAACAGTCCTACTTCACGTCCATAGGCTTCGATCTCTGAGGGTTTATCCCAGTATGGTATGTTGTCCTCACTGTTCTGTGTTAGCTCTCCACACTCGTACTGTTTGACGTGTACCAGTTCGTGAGCCAGTGTTATAAGCATATCTCTGAGCTTCAGAGATCTATCTATGTCTATCATAAACTCACCCTCTTCCATCTGAACACACCCACCTAGACCATAATCTTTTCTTCGGAAGCACACCTCTATGTAAGGATCTATGTCGAACTTCTTTTTAAAGAACATGATCATACTTATGGCGTGTTTCTGTTGGCTCTTTGTACCACCCTCAATCATGATCCATTTATCATAGCTCATTGTATGCTCTCTCCACTTCTTCAGCAGTGATAGGTTCTAGGTCAGTAACACTGTCCTTTATTTCAGTCCAGTCATAGATACTCTCAACTGATGGATGATCCTGATCGTAATCATCATAGAGTCTAGGCTTCCAGTATCCGTTGTTCTTTTCTCTCTTTATCATGTAGTCAGCAGTGTTGTAGCAGTGCTTAAGGCTACAGTTAATAAACATCACTGACTGTTCTTTATAGTTAAACATTCT